CGCAAGCGGCGGAACGGGGACGGCTGCATTCGACGCGGAAAACTCCTCTCCGAAGGAGTTTGAAGCCGAGTTCATGCGCCGTTTGTACCCTAACGGATAACCACCATGGCAAACACCTTAATCACGCCGTCGATCATCGCGAAGACGGCGCTGGTCTATCTCAAGAACAAGACCGTTCTTGCGAACCTCATCAACCGCGATTACGACAACGAGTTCGCCAAGGTTGGCGACACGATCCAGGTCAGGAAGCCGGTTTACTACTCCGCTTTCGATGGTCCTGACATCACGTCGAACATTCAGGACACAATCGAAGGCAAGACGAGCTTGCAGCTCGCCTTTCACAAGACGGTTCCGCTCCAGTTCCTCGAAAAAGACTTGACCTTGACCATCGAGGAGTTCGGGCCTCGCTACATCGAGACCGCAGCGGCGGCTCTTGCGCAGCAGATCGAGAGCGCGATTGCTGGGCTCTATAAGCAGGTCTGGAACTACACGGCGGCTGGCACGCTAGGAACGCCGAAGTTCGAAGACCTCGGCACAGCCGGGGCAATCCTGTCGAATGCTGGCGTTCCTTTCGAGGATAGGCGCGCGGTGCTCAACCCGACAGACATGCTTGCCATCTCGAAAGACCTGAAGACTGTCTTCGTGCAGGATAAGGTCAAGACCGCTTTGGAAGAGGCGAAAGTTGGCCGGTACGCGAAGTTTGACACGTATGAGAGCGCTTCCATCGTCAATCACACGGTTGGCGCTTACGGTGGCACTCCGCTCGTCAATGGTGCGAACCAGACCTCGACATACGCCAACGTCGCGAACACGAACAGCCAAAACCTCGTGACTGACGGCTGGACGGCTACGACCGGCGCTCTGAAGGCTGGTGACGTGTTCACCATCGCCAACGTGTTCGCGGTCAACATCCGCACGCAGCAGAGCACGGGCGCGCTTCAGACGTTCGTTGTGAACTCTGACGTGACCGCTGACGGTTCCGGCAACATGACCATCAGCATTTCGCCCGCGATCATCACGACCGGGCCGAATGCGACGGTTAACGCAGCGCCCGCCGATAACGCGGCGATCACCGTGAAGACCGGCACAGCGAGCGCGGTCGCAGCGCAAGGGCTCACGTTCCACAAGAACGCCTTCACGCTCGCCATGCGGCCCTTCCAGAAGCCTGAATCGGCCGTGTTCTGGTCCACACAGTCGATGGACGGATTCTCGCTGACCGTGAACAAGGGCTGGGACTTCTTGCAGTACAAGGAAGTCACCCGTCTCGACGTGCTCTTCGGCGTCAAGGCGATCTATCCTGACCTGGCTTGCAGGTTCCGCGCAACCTAATGCCTTGTAGGGTCTGGATGTATCGGGAGAACGAGGCGCAAATCTTCGAGTCTCCCGATCATGTGCCTCCGAATGAGGGCTGGGTTGATAGCCCGGCCCTTGTCACGCCGCGCGAAAAGCCGGTGACAGAGGCAACGAATTCACTCGCAGCGGGGCCTCTCGATCTCGCCGCGCTCTCCCTCGACGATCTCAAAGAAATCGCCTCGAAAGCTGGCGTCAAAATAGACGGCCGATGGGGCCGCGCCAGGATCGAGCAAGCACTGAAGGAAGCTTGAAATGGCTGTTTACAGCACGAATAACGCGCTTGCTGGCACTCAGCAGGCAATGTCCGGTACATACAAGACGCTGCTGGCTTTGACGGCGGCGACGGCGACGCTCACGAACGCGATGATCAACGAAATTGACATCGGCACGAACGGAACTCCCGCCGACAATTACATGGAACTGGATGTTTCCCGGCAGACCGCTGCGGGAACCTCTACCTCTGCCACGCCGAACCCGACCGATGGCGCAAAACGCGCTGCCGGTACGGTTGGTTCGGTCAACTTCACGGCCGAGGGCACCATCACGGCTGCAAGCTCGCTGCTCTACATGCCGTGGAACCAGCGCGCGTCATATCGCTTTGTTGCGAACCCGGGGAATGAGCTGGTCATCCCCGCAACCAACTTGGCTGGGCTCGCGATCCGTTGCCGATCCGGTGGTTACACTGGCACCACGGGCGTAACCGCGTTCCACGTCGAGTAATCCATGCTCAGGCCGTCTGGCTATGTTATTAGGACCGACCGGGAAACCGGAAAAGTCACTGACCGTGAAACGTTCATGTGTCGGCACTGCAACCGGCACACGATCATCTACAAGGCTCGCCAGCGGCCTGAAGACATCGGCGGCTTCTGTCGCGTGTGCGGCAGTTTGATCTGCTCGCAGTGCGTTGATACAGGTAAATGCGACACGCTGGAAGCCAAGCTACAGCGCGCCGCAGACCAAGAATATTTCAGAACGCGAATGAAGGAATGGTGATGCCGCTTACCTCGCAGCCGACGCCTTGGACAGTTGTTGGACGCCGTGAAATTGGCGATGGCGCCGGAAATGTCGTGCAGCACACGGTCTCAAACCTCGGGGCGATCTGCCTTGCGGTCAACGCACACGACCGGTTGCTCGGGGCGCTTCATGAAGTAGAGGCGTGGCTTCGTCTTGAGCCGGCACATCCCCTATCGAAAGCGCAACTTCTCGACCTCGTATCCGCCGCAATCGGCCGAATGGGCATCGGGGCGCTTGCGTCGAGGATTGAAGACGCGCAAGACGCCTCCTCTGATCTGGATCGCGCCGTTTCTGTGGAGCTCGATATCCCCGAGGCGGCTTATACGTCCTCCATCGACATGGCTCTGACGCTCGTTCCAGCGGGGTTTGCGTTCGGTTTCTCGCAGGAGGAACGTCTAAATCAGGCGACAGGGCAACCAGCGCCCTACATCGTTGTCGAACTGAAATCCGGCGACAAGGTTGCGAGCGCAGCGGCGCTCACTCTGCCGCTCGCGATCACTGCGGCGGCGCTGAAGGCAAAGGAGCTTTAAGCATGACCGATTACAGCGCGCTTGTGGCGAAGTGGGCCACACTGACCGGAACGACAGATCAGAAACTAGCAGCAATCAACGCGCTGCAAGTTACGCTGCCGCCAATCAAGGCGATCGTTACGCCGGCGCAAATTCAGAACGCCGTCGATTATGCGGCGCTTCAGGCGGTGATTCTGTCTCCCAAGGGTGGTTCGCTTTTGTCGGCCTACCTCTCTGGATCCAGTATCGACGCCTCTGCCGGGTCGAATATCCGGCAAGGTCTGCATGATCTCTTCGCTGCGAGCCATGCGTCGCTCGCTGGCTTGGCTTCGCTCTTCGCGCCGTTCGATAATCCGCAGACTCCTTGGTATTTGGCTCCGATCGAGCAAGGCGGAGGCGGATTGGGGCATCCCGTATCTTCAACCGATCTTGTTAACGCTGGAGGGCTTGTCTGATGGCCTATTATGACGCGCTTATCGCAAAGTGGGCCACGCTGACGCCTGGAACGACACAACAAAAGCTGGACCAAATTAACGCGTTGATGGTAACGCTTCCCGCGACGAAAGCATTGCTTAATGCGTCGCAAATTATTAACGCCATCGTTCCCGCAGACTATTCATCACTTACGTCAATACAGCTCCAGCAGTTGAACGGGGTGTTAGTTGGCAATCCTGTCGATGGATCGGTGGGGACGACGGTTCGAACAATCGTACAGCAAATCTTTGCTGGGAAAACTACGACGCTAAACCAGCTCGGCGCGCTTGTCGCTCCCTTCGATAGCCCGACAACGCATTGGTGGCAAGCTTCTGTCGCACAGGGCGGCGGCGGTCTTACTTCTATGGTGAGCCAGGGCGATCTGACTGCGGCTGGGCTTTCATAGAGGCAACGAACAGCCGAGGGCTTTTCATAAATGGCGACAGAAAAATGGATTGCTGGCAGTGGGCAGGGCCTAACCTGGGGCAACGCCTACACCGCCGCATCGACATTCGATAGCATCGCCAACGGCAACGCTATTATATCCGATAAGCAGATCGATAATAGCACGGCGCTCGACATTTTCGCAGATTTCGCCTTCGTCGGCGGCTCGGTTACGACCGTGGCGCCGAATTATATTGGCGTCTATCTGTACCCGTTGAACTCCGATGGCACGACCTATGGCGATAGCCGCTTCGGTTCGTCTGCGGCTGGTCCGCCGCCATCGACGTATTATGTCGGAACAATCGTTCTTCCTGTGGGCACACAAGCGCTTACAGGCATGGTGCGCGGCATTGTCCTGCCACCGGGAAAATTCAAATTCCTGATTTATAATCAGGCGGGCGTTACTCTGGCGGGTTCAGGAGCCAATACAATCCTCTATAGAACATATAACAGGTCTGTGGCCTAGTTAGCGAGAGGATATGGCGGCAATCCTACGTCCGTTCAGGAATGGTCTTTACATCAAAAGACAGGTTCCGAATGGCGCGCTCGCGATAGATTGGGGGCATCCGCTCGCGCAAGGGCTAATAGGGGCATTTGTTCCTGGCGTTTCGCTAGGAATAAATTTCGCCGGAACAATTGATCTAGCTAGGCGCGGCACGCCGCCAACATATTCGGCTAACTTTAGTTCCAGCACGCAGGAAGGGTCAGCATATTACGCTAGCCTAGCTGGCGATGGTTTGGCTGCACTAGCACCAGCCTCTTGGCTTACGCAGACACAAAGTTTCTATTGGCGCGGCGTCTGTTCTTCTTCAACCAGTATTGGATTGTTGGGCGTTCAGTACAGTGACCCAGAGGGTGCTCCCTATTGGTTCCAGGGCCTCACTCATGGCGGTGGAGTTATTCGCGGCGAGTGGAACAGCGGCGGCGGCTACACAGCGGGAAGCGGTGTTTCTGAGGAGCCTGGCGTATTTCGAGGTTATGGCGTAACCTTTCCAGGGGCGGGGGGAAACGTTCTCCTTTACAAAGACGGCGTACAGCAAACCACCACGGCCTTTGGGGCATCCGCACCGACTTCTTCAGCTACGTCAACAATAATTTTAAATTCAAGCACGGCTGACAATGGTAGGGATATATCTTCCTGGTGCAACGTTGCCTATGCGTGGAATCGCGCGCTATCCGCAGCGGAAATGGCCTGGATTGATGCTGAGCCATACGCCTTTCTTATCCCCGCAGAAGCAGAGCTTCCGGCGCTTTTTGTGAGCGGTGGCGCCGAAACTGTGACCATGGACAAGTGGTTCCAGCCGATGCTCCATATGCCGCGCCCTAATCAGATGATAGGCTACTGATGGCGCGCATTCTTTATCCGTCGATTCAGCAGCCGGTTTCGGTTTCGCCAGAGGCGGTTACCGAGAGCCGATGGCATCAGCCGCTTTCGACGCCTGTACCAAGGCGCTTTGCCTATGCTGCGGCCATGTTCGCCGCGCCGATTGTTCCGCCGATTGCGCCGTTCCCTGAAGCTGTCACGATAGATCGATGGGAGCAGCCGCTTTCCGAGCCGGTGCGGTTCAAGAAGGCTCTTCCGGTCGCGCAGCATCCGGCTACATTCCTGGTCAAGGCCGCTCCGTTCGCGGAAAGCGTCACGCTCGACCGCTGGCAGCAACCACTTTCTGAACCGGTTCGTTTCGATCCTCCCCTGAGGGTATCGATCCAGGCGGGGCTTTCGTATGTCGGGGGT